TTAAGAAAAAAGTAAGTGGATATTTTTCAAAACGAGGTACTTATCTAGTAGGCATTGAATTACCTGTTATTAATGTTCCAAATAGAATGTTTAATAATATTTTATTTAAAGGTATGCTTGATATTGTCTTATATAATGAAACATTAGATGAATTTACTATTATAGATATCAAAACCAGTACTAGGGGATGGCATGATAAAATGAAAAAAAATGAAGATAAACAATTTCAACTTATTTTATATAAACAATACTTTTCAGAATTATATAATATCCCATTAGATAAAATAGATGTTAAATTTTTTATAGTTAAAAGAAAATTATATGAAAATTCTGACTGGGCTCAGACAAGAATACAAGAATTTAGTCCTCCTAGTGGTAAAATAAAATTAGGAAGAGCTAATAGGTATGTAAATGATTTTATGTCACAAGTATTTGACTCTCAAGGTAATATTAAAGAACAAAATTATCCTTGTACTTGTAAATATTGTGAATAAATATCGATTTCAATAAATAAATATATATGTATAATATGAATAACATTAATTAAACAATCAAGATTATGGCAAATAAACCAATGACACTAACAAGTGTAAAAGTAAAAACGGATCTATTTAATGATTTTAAAGTAGAATGTGTTAGAAG